AACTCTTCTCTAATTATAGCCCTAATATTTTCATTCACTTCACTGCTTTCATTTAAACTTCGAGTATTTTCTATTTCAGGGTCCAATCTAAAATCAGTATCCTCTGGTAAATTAATATCATCCAATATTGATTTATGCTCCCCTTGCTGACCCTCAAATAAGATATTTCCATCCATTTTAAAATCATCATCTTTAGACTTCTTACTTTTAGTCTTAGATGATTTAGAAGCGCTATTTTCTTTAACTACTGTTTTTTTATTAGGCTTGCTATCATCAATACTAACATCTTTGGAAAGATTGGCTAGAAAATTATCTATATTACTCATATTTTACTAATGTTTTTTAATAATGTTTTTTTCTAATGACGATAATCTTCTTTCAAGTAAAGGCATAAAATCTTCTTTTAATACTTCCAAAATAAGACCTTTTAAGTAGCTATCAATAGGATGATTTTTATTGTTTTCCGATTTATCGTTATTATCTTTGCTTTGTGTTAAAAATGTAGATAACAATTCATTTCTATTTATTTTATTAGCCAATGATGATATATATGAATTGTCTATTCCTGCATCATCTTCAATATCAATTTCTTCTTCATAAATTTCCATATCCTCTCCGTCATCTTCAAATAAATCTTCATTAATAAATTCATCATTATCTGAATCAAGTCTTAATTTTCTATTCATATTAAAATTTAGATTTTACTTTATCGTAAAGTGATTTAACCATAGAAGAGTATTTACCAATTAATGCACTCTTATTCAATGGTATTTTCTTATCGATAACTCTAAAAAGTTTATCCCCATAACGATTATAGTCAGGTCTAACATCAAAGCTCTCACTCTGTGGCTCCCATCTGGTAATTTTGTCTATAACAAATATTTTCCAATCTGGTTGATCCGTTTGAGTAAAACCACTTCTTTGATAAGCCCTTATAGCTAATTTACCTGTAACAGTTTTACCTATAAGGTATGGTTCAATAAGTCTTTCACCGCCAACAGTATCATCATCTCCGATATAATTTATTTTAACAATCTTTCTACCGAAAATACTATCAACGACTTGACTTATCCTAGGTGACTCAACTAAAAGTTCAGTTATGGTATCTTTAAAACTTTTCACAAATATAGGTAATTTTATTTTTTATTGCGCAAAGCAATCGTATTTGTTATCAGGTGTATATTGGTTAACACTAAAAATAGCGTTTCTACCGCTACCAATTACAGAAGGTAAACCATTAATATCAACTGAACTACCGCCATTATTGGTGTCAAAAGAACCCCCAGTACCCTTTCCTTTTGCATTAACAGGATCATCAATGGCTCCCATAGCTTGAGTTGCATTTGGATGCGTCTGGTCGTATTTCAAACCTGATTGGTCTTGATAAATATTTTTAACCAAAAGGTCTGTTCTGGTTGCCTTAGCAATTTCTTCTAGTCTTGAACATGTTGTATTTGCCATAATATTATTTATTTAATTTTTTGAGTATGTCTTCTGATATATATATTTTCGTTATTTTTTTCTCTGATTCATATATAGGTTTTTCCGTATTAGCCTTACCAGTAACATTTTTTTCATGTTGCTTTATATAAGCATTACTTTTACCAGCTAAAGATAGGTTTTCTTTACTCCTTTCAACTGTTCTGGTTAATCTATCTAATGTTGCAGTAGCCCATTTATAAAAAACATCTCCACCGTGTTCTAATTTCTCTCTTGAATTATAAGTCCTATAATTTTTAACTATATTCCTTAAATCGTTATAGCTTATATTCCTATCTTCAATGAAGTTTTTTATCTGTGTGGCAAACTCCAATTCGCCCCCTAAATTTCGCTTCATTACAGGTAGCAAATTTTCAGGAAATGGAACCTCTCTATTTAATAATTTACTATTTGCCATAATTTATAATGTATTGATTTTTAGTTAATTATAAAGGAAAAAATATGCTTTTGGGTTTTCGACACTGTTATATAATAATTTACTAAAAGCATATTAGTTTTCTATATATTATTTAAGCAAATCCGTAAGTTCTTTTGTATAGTTTTCAGGCATTTTATTCCAATCTACTTCCTGCATTATATCTTTTAGGATTATAGCAACAACCTCATTAAAATTATCTTCATCGACATTCATTAGATTGGTTTTAAATGTTAGAAAAGCTTGCTTTAATCCTTTTTCATTTAAAATATCTAAAATTTCTATTTCGCTAATTTTTTCATTAGTTTTAACCTCTTCTTCTTGTTCTTCCTCCTCTTGTTCTCTAACAAACCAACCATTAGGGTATGTTTGTGTGAACTGGCTTGCTTGTGTCACAAAATCATCTGTTGTAGGTTGAGGTGTATTTCTAATCCTTGACAATCTAACTTCTTTATTTGAGGTAGGCATATCACCTTCAATAAAAGATAAATCAGCATTTATAATTTCCTTTAATAAACTTTCTGGTACGATAATTTTCATTTTATGTTTATTTATATTATAAATATAAAGACTTGGCATATATTAACAGGAATTATCCGACATTATTAGATTTAAGGTTATCTGATAAAGATTATTATGACATACAAATGTCTGATTACAGTGTTATTTGTAATTGCAATGACGTTGTGAATCCTATTATCTGTATGAATTTTAATTCAGCAGATATAGTTTATAGCGATAATGAATGGGATATGGCTATATCTCCTTCTGGTGTTACGATAACTAATTTTGGTATAACTGGATATGATAATCGTTTTTCTGATAGTTTAGATTCTTCTTGGGGGTTGGACGGCGAAAAGAGATTTTTTGTGAAGAAGGTGGACGGCGATAATTTTTGTTACGATATTCTTAGTGGATCAACTACTCAATTATGTGGGGGTTTTTATCAGGGATTCTATAAGTTAGAAGGTTATGATTACCAGACATTACCCGACTACTATAAAGATGGATGGACCGCGGAATTTTATTTAGCTAAAAGCGGATGTACTTGCAGTTCAGAGTTACCAACCCTAAACGAAACTTATCCCAATAATGAAGGAATATTTTATTATTACGGTACAAGAGCTGAAAATAAGTTCTGCTCTGTAAAAGAGCATTTACTATCCTATGAGGTTTCAAGTGGGGTAACTTTCCTAAGCTCAATTATAAAAGATACTTCCCATGTAACTCCTCCAAGTGATACAGCTTCTTTCTTATTTTATAATTGTCCTACATTAAATGAATTCTATTTGAATGCAACAGGTGTGACTTTTACTCTTCCTGATTGTTGCGATAATTTAAAATACAATGCCCTCGCTTTTAGGATTACAGATGAAGGCAAAATAGGTTATAGATACTTAGCAACTTCTGGGACTTGTGTAGCTGGTAAATACGAAGAGGATTTAATGGTTTTTGAAAAATATAGTACCGAAAACATTTTTGTAGATGACACATTTAGGTTAGTTACCATTAAATTTAAAAACGATGAACACTTAACCTGCAAACCCGAAGAACAAACTTTCGGTGTACTTAGCATATACGTTGACGGTTATTTGAAATTAAGGGAATATAATTTCCCTAATATTATACCTCAAGCCTTTGATGATTTAGCTTCTAAACAATTAGGTGTACCATACAACATAAGTATTGGCGGTGGAACCCAAGGCTTGTTAGAAATGCAGACCGATACTCCAACTGAATATGAAGTTTGTGATTATAAATTTTATTTAAAGAAAGATCAAAAATTCAAAGGGGCTAGGATAAACGGAGTCGATTATTTTACAGTTGTAGATTACGATATTACTATACCTGATGAAATAGTCTCATTCTTAACGCAGCACTTGGATAATAAATTCGCTGAAATAGAAACTAAAATAACCAGCAATTATGTTGAATTTATTTGTAGATTTGTAGTAGATGATTTTGAGAAAGTATTTTATTCTGTTGATGTAACTGAAGGTATAACAGACGCTTGTTGTAATCCTAATTTACCAGAATATTCACAAAGCAGTCTTTTGAAAATAAATTGTTTTAAATTCACCACTGATAACAATATTTGTGGTGTTTTAGAAGAAAATTTTGCAGGTAGCTTTGTAGGTCAAATAAAAAGCTTTTGTTTATACGGTCAACCCTTAGATTATCAAGCTATTAAATGTAATTACAACATATATAACTCTTAAAGACCATAATATGAACTTTTATATAAAAGAAAATTCAACTTTGCCTGTTCTAACAATGGAATTAATACAGAATGGTATTAGTTCAAATAAAACTATGAATGAGCGGTTACAGAATGCCAACATTACTTTTTTTATGGAAGAAGTAGGTAGTTGTATTCCTGTAATTCAATGTGCGCCTTGCTGTATATTGGTAGAACAAGAATGTAGCGATTGCCATGAAAAGGTTTACATTCAATATAAGTGGACCTTAGAGGATACAGCTAGAAAGGGTAAATATAAAGGGTGGTTTGAAATAACGTTCAATGACGATCAATCTGTTTTAATTGCACCCATTAGACAAACTCTTGATATAACAATTTTGTAAAAATATTTGAGTTTTAAGGATTTTATGTTTACCTTTGCAGAAATATTATTTTTGTTATGAAAGGTGAATTAAAACGATTAAAAATTGAAGATATTGAATCCCTTCTTCACGGCTTTGATCCAGAGGAAGGGATTCGTTATATCGACTGTAATAACTTTTCTAATGAAGTTAAAATCTTTATTAGAAAGAACAGTGATGATAATTTAACTATTAAAAAAGATACTTATAGACCTTTTTTATGGTTTAAGGGATTTGATTTTGATAGAGATTTTAAGTGGGAATATTTCGCCGTCCACATCACAGACTACAACAAAGAAGAAAATACAATCTTCTATGATAATAAAATTCACCATCTAAATGAACACTTAGAAGTTGTAGGTGAAGTTAATAATGGTAGTGAATGTGTTGTAAGACGCTATCTATCTGATATAAAAGATAGACGTAAACTTTGCTTTAACAAAATGAAGCAATACAACGTCGAAATATCAGAGCAAATAACCCATATAGATGAATCCAATAAAGTTGAAAGACTCGAGGAGGGCTTCAAATATTTGGTTCATATAAATCCCCCACAAGAAGAAACCAAATACGATAACCCCTTAATATGTTACAATAAGAAAGGTGAAATCAAAAAAATCAATGGTAGTTTCAATAACCTAATTGATTTCTTCTTTGAGGGCGGTTTAGATATATGGAAAAGGTCTGGTATATTTCTCGATCCAGCAAAACTTAAAAGCTTTTGGTCTAAGTCTAACGATTACCAAAAGCTGCTATTCTTTTTTGGCTTCCCAGCTAAAAATTTACTATTTTCGTTTCTCGATAAAAACGACGAGAACAATGAATACTTAGATCAAGATATATTAAAGAATAGCAGTGAAATTGATTACGAAGAACTCATACATCTAACATTTGTCATTTTCAATGAAAACGTTAGGCAATCAAAAATATTCGATTTTTATGAAAAGAAAATTAAGAATAATGATATTGAGTTCCTTCAGGTTCATAGCGATAAATTTGTTAAACATCTTAAATTAAGGATAGATGAAAACAAATTAGACTTCTTAGTACAAGAGGAATTCTCCTTTGATTCTAAAAAAGGTTTCTCTAATCTTAATGCTCTATTCATAGATAACGGAATTGATTTGTTTGTAGGTGAAGATAAGGTTTTCTATAAAGTATCCGCTATTGAACAATATATGATTCAAAGTGGCAAAAGATTATTTAAGGGTTTTGAAGAATACCCTGAACTGAAAATTCTAACAATGGATATTGAAACTAAAGGTTTACCTGAATTTTCATACAGAAAAGATGCAGCTTTGCATCCTACAATGGGTATGATCTTTAAAATAGGTATGTATTGTAATAATGGATACGAGAAAGTACTAAACGCGACTAATCAGGAGGAAGAATTAGAGATAATAGAAGAATTTTTCAGGATAACAATGGAGTTAAATCCAGACTTATTCTTAACATATAACGGCGAAGGATTCGACTTCCCATTCATTATTAAAAGATATGAAATATTAAAGAAATTATCAGATGAATATGAAACTTTTAATGCTATCAGGGATCTAATAAAAGATTATTATAAAAACCCTGAAGAAATTTATATTTCAAAAAACAATCTTTTTAATAGAAGGGAAGGTAATCTTAAAGTAGGTGGTAGCAGTGAAACTTATATACAAACGAGCATATTAGGCATTAATATGTGTGATACAATGTTTGCAGTAAAAGGGGCTTCCGCTATCAATAAATCTATCCCGAATTTTAAATTAAAAGATAATATTAAGTTTGCTAATTTAGCTAAACCTAACCGTGTATATGTTGAAGGGAATAAGATTGGTGATATTGAAAATTCTACGGCTCCATTCTATTTGAATGTTGAAAACGGTGATTGGTTTAAGTACCAAAAGGAAATTGCTTTTGAAAAAGGTATATATTCTTTCGATAAAGTAAAAAGGAAATCATTACAAACACAAGTATATGATAATGAGAACACATTATATCTTTGGGATGAAGAATATGATAAGATGTTTATGGATTCTTGTGTGAATACCTTAAAATTCACACCTGATGATGTAGAAGGCTTCTTTAAAACTGTATATGAGAAATTTAAGAATTACGATAGACTATGTTTTAGAATCGATGAATTTGTAGGTAAATGGTTAGAAAAGGAAGATAAAGTTAAATATGATTTTTTATATAATGAATTAAAAAAATTAAGAACTAATTTAACTAATATCTCATTATTCTATCCAGATAAAGATCTGTCAAAATATATTAAAACTACTGGTGAAGATATTATCAGAAGATATTTGATAGATGATTTATGGGAAACTAATAAGTTAGATGAATTTTACAGTCAAGCTACTTTTTTGATTTCTAAGTGGTTGCCTACTTCATATCAAAGGGCTGCAACTATGGGTGGTGCTTCTGTATGGAAATTGCTTTTATCCGCATATTCTTACCAATATGGTTTAGGTATACCTAATTACGATGAACCAAAAGAATTTACTGGTGGACTTGTAGCAATGATTTCAGCAGGATATCACGGTAAGTCTTTTAAAGCCGACTTTTCTTCCCTTTATCCAGCTGAATTTTACGTGCATGTTAATTCGCCTAAAATTGACTTGTACGGGGTTTATAAGCTCTTTATGTATTACGGCTGGTCTACTAGGATTAAGTACAAGCAGCTCATGAATGAACACAAGGAGAAGGGGGAATTAAGTTTAAGTAAAAAGTTTGAAGTACGTCAGTTGCCAATTAAAAGGCTTATCAATAGTTTCTATGGTATGATGGGTGCAGCTGGTGTAACACCATTTGCTGATTTGGTTGTAGCACAAGGTATCACTTGTAATGGAAGGCAACATTTGAGGCATCTTATTAAATGGTTTGCTGAAAAGGGATATGTTGCTACTATTGCTCACACTGATGGTGTTTTCTTTTCAATTAACGATGTTGATTTGGAATACAAGTACACTGGTAGAGGTATAAACTGGTTGGTAACTAAAGGGAAAGAATATGTAGGCATTGCAGCACACGTTGCTGAATATAATGATTCTTTTATGAAGGGTATTATGGGTTTGGATATTGATGAAATTGTTGAATCAGTTATTAATTTCTCAAAAGGTAATTATATATACCTAAAGGAAGTTAAAGACAAGAAGACTGGTGAGGTGAAAAATAAAATTGAAGTTATTGGAGGAGCTATTATTAAGAAGACTCAATCTGAATATATCACTGAATTTGTAGATAAAGAGGTTATTAAGTTAATGCAAAATAAACCCTTGGAATTTATAAATGCTTATTGGGATTATATTAAGAAGATTGAAGAACAAAAAATTAATGTGAAGCTTATTGCCTCTAAGGCTAAAATTAAAAAGACGAAAGCAGAATACTTGCAACATATTAAGGGAACTAATAAAAACGGTGCTCCACTGAATAGGCAAGTGCATATGGAATTATTGATTAACAACGATTTGGATATAGAACTTGGTGATGTAGTATATTATGTTAATAGTGGTAAATCCAAGGACGATAAAGACAGTTTAAGTCCTGCCACTACATTTGCTACTTGTGAATTAGGTGAATTGGATTTGAAGCAAATCAACAATGTGATTAAAACAAGGAATCCTGAATACATTAAAACATTTCTATTAGGTATTCATAATAGAGGTTTATTAACTGTTAATCAGAAGGTGTTGGACGGCGATATTTATGCAATTTTGGATGATATTAATAAGTGGAAAAATATCAAAACCAAAATTAGGAATTTGAAAAAAGGTGTGTTCGTGGATTTCATTAAGGTTGAATATGTGATTAACTGTTCTATTATTGATAGTTTTTCTGATTCACAAACAGTCAACTATAACACTGATCTTTATATCAATAAGTTCAATTCGGCTGTACACCCACTCTTTGTATGTTTTAAACCAGAGATTAGAGAAAAGCTTATGATTAACTCATACGAAGATAGGCCCTTTATTTTAGAGCAAGATTTGACTTTGATTAATAGCATACCATTCGAGAACCAAGCTAAAAATCAAGCTACTTATGAAGAAGTAATGGTTGTTACACCAGAAGAAATGGAGTATTGGAATTTAGTAGAAACTGATCCCGAAGACTTTGTAGTAGAGCGTAAATAATGAAAAAGCGGTTGATTCATTTCAACCGCTTTTTTTTATTCCTCATATATTTTTCTATTTATATATCCGTATTTCTTTACAAGTTCACCCGCCTTAGCATTTGCTTCATTTTCTATATCTCCACCTATATCTTTAATTTCGCCGTCCAACTCCCTATCCTCATACTGCTTATAGTGAACTAACTCATGTGCTAAACTTCTCATTATATCAGCTAATAATCTATTCTTACCATAAACCATTATACTAGGCTTAAATCCAGAATTCTTATCAAAGCTAAAATTAGCAAATGTTTTTAACCCATCCTTGTTATTCTTAATAACAATACTAGGATATTTTTTTAAGGATAATTCCTTATAGCAAAATTCGCAAAAATTAATTAACGTCTGCTTTCTATGTTTTCCTAAAAAACTCATAACTATAAATATATTTATATTATAAATTTTTAATCAATTGTTGCAAAAGACTTATGTATTGGGAGATTTGCATAATAACTATAAAGGTCTTATGCAACTGTTTGAGAAAGTGAATTTTAATCCTAAGAACGATGCTCTATATTTTATAGGGGATATATTTGAAGGTACAGCTAAAGATAGCTACGAATGCTTAAAGGAATTATCAAAAATAAATCATCTCTATCCATGTATGGGAAACCATGATTTATGGGTAAAACAATGGATTATAACTGGTAAAATTAATAAGTCTTGGCTTAAATCAGGTGGATCTATAACAATAGAGAACTTAACTAAACACGAAGATTATTTAATACTCCTAAGTGATTACTTTAAAAAAGTAAAGTACTGGTATAACTACAATCAATACTTCTTATGCCACGCAGGCTTTGATACCCGTAAATCAGTAACCTCCCAAAAAGAAATTAATTTTACTATTAATAGATCCCTTTGGCAAAAAGCTTTGGTTGCAGATAGTCAAAATAAAAAATTGAAATATAATTTTAACAATATGAATTTCACATTTGAAAAAGTAATTATAGGGCATACGCCTACAACATCCCATAAACCAGAGATATTATCAAATGTTATTAACATTGATACAGGTTCGGGAAATGTAGGAAGATTGACCTTGATGGATTTAAACAACCAAGAATATTATCAAAGTGATTTATTAAAAAAACTTTATAAGCTTTAGTCTTTTAATTCAAATGTTTCTGGATCACGCCCTTGCTTATTTGCAGTAGCATAGTAAACTGCTTTAGCTCTTTTCTTACCGTATTTCTCAATCATTTTATTCATTACTGATTTATCGTATTCAGACATAATATCTTCAAACTCCTTCAAATTCATTTTTAAAATTTTTGCCATAATTTTCTTATATTTCTAAATAAATATCGTTTATATGAGAAAACCTACACCAGAATACTTAGAAAGAAGTATTAAATTTGTGGATAATGAAGTGCAATTATCGAAATATCTGAAAGTAAAAGACTTTATTAAATCCGAAACAGCAACAGCACGTAAAATAGATAATAGGCTTCCTGAAAGCCTACTTGAAAACGCTAAGAAAATAGCGGCAATGTATGATGCAATCTATGACAGGTTTAACGGTAATATCAGTTTAAATTCTGGCTATAGATCTCCAAGGCTAAACACTGCTGTTCGTGGATCATCAACTTCCCAACATGTATTCGCATTAGCTATTGATGTTAGAGGTAAAAATGGCGTTAAAAATGCAGATATATTGAATTGGGTTAGGAGTAATATGAAATATCAACAGCTAATATGGGAATACGGTACAAGTAAAGAACCTAAATGGGTTCATATAGGACATGGTACCAAAATGCAATTTTTGAGAATTGGAGTAGCTACAACAAGAGGCTTGGGGTTGCATTTATCCGATGCTGGAGATATTTAAAGCTTAAGATTCAAAATATCTTTAACTAAAAAAGCGCCATTGTTATAACTATATAAAACATCTAATGATACAGTGTGATCCTGATATTCAACATTAACCGAGTCTATGTTAATACCTTGCATATTGGATTGCACTGTACCTATTATTTCTGATTTTATCATATCAATTGTTTGAGTATCGGCTGGTTCAAACAAATATTCTACGAGGTTACATCCGAAATCAGGTTTATATAATCTGTTACCTTTTTTTGTTAATAAAAGATGTATTAAATTTGATTTAACTTGTTCCTTTGTTGACTTTGTCAAGTCAAAATAAAAGCCATTATTGCTATTTTTAAAAGGGAATCTGATTCCCAAGAATTTAGTTACGCTCATTTTTATTTTTTTTGATTTTTATAATATATATATAAGTCCAATGTCTGATTTATATATGGCTAATTATGTTATTGATAATCTTATGATTATATTCTCCGCGCTTTTTTCTGGCGGCGCAGGTGTTAAAATAGTGGAATATTACTTAAAAACATTAAATAAAGCAAAAGCAGAAGACTTTTTTAATGATACAAAAGAAGTAATAGATATTATAACACAACTATCAGAAAACCCCATTATAGATAACGTTTTAATATTTAGAGGCGGCAATGGTGGTTCTGTACCCAGAGTTGGAAAAGATTATTATCTTAAATGTATATTTGAAGCACACAAAGAAGAGCCTGAAATATCTTCTTTAAAGCTCTATGAAAATATAATCCCAGATTCTAATTATATCACTATTCTTTTAACTTTGATGCAAAATAAAATGATGAATTTTAATGTATCAACTATGGAAGATGGTTTATTGAAAAAAATATATTTATCAGAAGGATTAAAATATTCCAAAATATTCACTTTACATCAAACAAAAGAATTTATTTTCTATATACAAATATCAACCACTCAAAAAAATAATCTTGAAGATGATGTTATATTAAGATTAGAAATGGAATCTAAAATCTTTAAATTAAAACAAATCTTCAAGAAACACTATGAAGACGGTTTTTTTAATTAAAAAGACCTTTAATCTGTTCTTTTGCTTTCTTTCTTAATAGATCCAAGCCCCAATGTAATTTTGATGAAGGGAATTTAAAAAACTCTTCAACAGTCATCCATTTATAATCTGAAACTTCTATTTCATAATCTACCGTTTGAACATTAACAAGTGGGATAAATTCTTCATAAACAATTCCTATAAAATTGTAGTAATCCATTTCACCTGTTGTATTAACAAATGAAGGGATTATTTTTATTGGTACAATCTTACCTGTTTCTTCGTAGAATTCTCTTATAGCAGTTTCATAAGGTGTTTCATAGTTATTAGCCTTACCTCCAAAGTCGCACCATTTATTAGGCTCCTTCTCTAATTTAGGTCCTCTTTTACCCAAAAGAATTCTACCTGTGCTCAAACACACAGGTAGAACTCCAGCAGCATATTTTTTATTTTCGATTTTTATTTTTTCAATCATATAACATTGGTTCTAAAATTCTAGTGTTTTTCATTTTTAACAAAAAAGAACATTTTTCATATTCTTCTCTTGTTTCAAAATATTTTATCAGTCTTTCAATTAATATAGGTTCTACATTTTCATCTATATTTAATCTGTGATAAGTAACATAATAAAATAGTTCGATATTATCAGGAATAGGTAAGCTACCATTTAGATTGAAGTAATCTATGGCTTCAATGTCTTGAATGCTATTAAAGCCTTCCTGTTGTAAATTGGTGTAAATAGAAAAAGCAGCCTCGTCCGCATCATCGACGCTAGCTGCTTTTATTGATCCACCGTAAAAACTGCCCTCCTTTGTCTTAATTGACAATACATAGTTGCTCATATGTACTTCCCATTTTATATAAATATAAATATTAAGTTAGGAAAACAGCATTACTATTTTTTTTATCCGTCACAAGACAAGCAAGATAGATCAGTTGCTTTGGCTGCTATATCTCCTCTTAATACTGATTCTGTTCTCATGTAATAAAGAGTTTTTACACCTTGCCTCCAAGCTTCTAGGTGGACGGCGTTAATGAATTTTGGATCCGCTTGTGCAGGAAATGCTAAATTCAATGACACCGCTTGATCTATATATTGTTGTCTTACTCCAGCTTGTTTAACTAAGTCCAATTGATTAATTTCTTTGAAAGTTTTAAACACATCTTTAACTGTATATGCTTTTGTTTCAAAATCCTCCTTAGAAATTTCAGAAACCTTTGTTAATTTGCCATCGAGATAACACCATTCATCTAAGAAATCTAATCCCTGAACTGAACCAGCATCTTGTAATATTTGGTCCCAAACTTGTTTAGTGTTATAACCAATATGATCCAAAACCTTTTCTAATTCATTGTTCTTTCTAATAAACGTTCCTTTTAAGGATTGTTCGGTAAACAAATTAGAAGCCCACGGTTCAATTCCAGCACTAACATTTCCACTTAGCTTAGAATTAGAAACTGTTGGTGCAATAGCTCTAAGATGGGTATTTCTATAACCACTCTCTTTACACCACAATGGTTCTCCATATTCTGTTGCTAAATCTCTACTTGCCTTTTCTGATTCAATTTTAATTTGAGAAAAGATTTTACGGGTTTCAAATTGTGCTCTCAACCCCTCAAAGGGGATACCTCTTTGTTGAAGGTAGGTCGCCCATCCTAACGTACCAACGCCGATGGCGCGGCCCTTCTCGGCTGATCTAACAGCATTTTCAAGGCCTTTCATATTCTTAGCTTTCTGGATAAACTCTTCCAGTACGCCGTCCAAGAACCAAGTAGCAGTATAAATCAAATCAGTGTCTTTCCATTCATCATATTTTGCCAAATTAAGAGAACTTAGGCAACACACAAAAGAATGTTGTTCATCGGTATGTAAAGCAATCTCTGAACAAATATTTGTCATGTGTACCTTCAACCCATTCTTTTTATACATTTCAGGATTACTTTTATTAACATTACCCTTAAACATAATATAAGGCTCACCTGTTGCTTTTCTCTTTTGTAACAATTTACCCCACTTCCTTCTTGCCTCTACGTCACCTTCTTCTAATTTACGCATAAAGCTGTCGCTAATGACGGCGCATTGATGTAAATTCAAAGACTGTCTATTAACATCTCCCTTTGGTTCTCTGATTTCTAACCATTCTTCAAAATCAGGATGATCAATTTTGATGTTAACAGAAGCAGCGCCTCTTCTAACAGCACCTTGATTCGTAGCTAAAATAGTAGAATCATAAATCTTACAAAATGGTACAACACCATCTGAAGTGCCATTGTTGGTAATTTTAGCACCAGCAGGTCTAATCATATTGATACCAATACCTACACCCCCACCATGTTTAGCTAGCATCATTAATTCAAGGTTCTTTGAACCTATCTCGTAGATACTATCGCCTACATCAATACCAAAACAACTGATAGGTAAACCTCTATCTGTACCAGTATTCGCTAATACAGGTGTTGCAAGATTTAACCAACCTCTCCAAATATAATCGAAGAATTTAGTTGCTAAATGTGGTTTGTTCAAACGTTTGGCAACAGTTGTAGATACGCGCCAATAAGCGTCTTTTGGTTTTTCACCTTGTAGAAGGTATTCTTTAGAAATGGTTTTTACATAGACTTCGGTATTACCCCATTCAGGGAAGTCAACTCCAACTTCCCAACCGAACTCTGCTCCATGATTTATCATATTAAAATATATTTTTAGTAAAAATAATTAGTACAGTTAAAAATTAACGATGAAAAAAATTTATTACCATAATCCACTATCCCAATCTTCACCTTCATTTGCCTTACTATAATCAGTAGGTCTTACAGCAAAGAAATCAGTGTGGGTCAATCCACCAGTGAGATGATAAAACCAATCTAATTCTGATGCCTTTTCTTCGTTATATTGGAATTGTGCTTTATATCCTAATTCAATCAATTTTTCATTTGTTCTTTTAATAATAAAATGTTTTAGATCTTCCTTTTTCAAATTATCTAAATCCCCTTGCTCAAACATTTTATCAATAAAACTATGTTCCAATTTAATAATTAAATCAGCGGCTTCAAAAATAGATTGTTGAGCTGCATCTTTCAATTCGGGAAATTCTTCACACATATGTTTAAACAATTGGCACCCCATTTTTGAATGCAAAGATTCATCACGAACACTCCATTTCATTTGCTGCCCGATACCTTTTAACATATTTCTCATTTGGAATGAATATAGAACTGCAAATGAAGAATATAAAGCAACACCTTCAGCAAAAGCAGAGAAAATGGCTAAGCTACGCCCAACTTCAACTCTTGCTTGTGGATTATTAATTATATCATTAGGTGAATAATCAGCACTAACTTCTGTTAACATTTCAAATCTGGCTTTTGTAGCAGGCTCGTGTAAAAAAGCTTCAAAATCTTCAAGACCTAAAGTTTCATTTAGATATGAATAAGCAACGGCGTGAATAGTTTCCTGTGAACCAAAAGCCATAGCCATCTGCCTAATTTCATGTTTTGGAAACCATTTTGTTACCATTCCAGTCCAATAATCAGATACGGCACATTCAGTTTGAGCGAAACCTAAAAGAATATTTCCTACCAAATGCTTCTCATGGCTTTTTAATTTCTCGTTCCAATCTTTTATATCACTTTGCATTGGAATTTCAGTATGTAACCAAAAGGCTTGCATTTGTTTTAGCCAACCTTCATTATAATATTCTGGATATTCGAATGGCTTATAAGGAACTCTTTCTGTGAATAGTTTACTCATAGTATGTATTTAATTTTTATTTTTTTTGTTAGCTTCTAATGAACTTGTTATATTAAAGTCTTCTATTTTAATTTTGACCTTAGCATTATTAAATATGCAATTTTCAAATTTCAATCGACCCTGACCTAAACGATTTTTCCAAAAGTTTACATTGGCTAATGCTGATATTTCTTGCTCTTCATCTTTACCAACAGTAATCAATACGTGAGCTATCTTTAAAAGGTCAACGGAGCCACCTAGCATCGTCGGTAAGACATCTTTCATACCATGTGAATCCTTTTTACCTTGAATCAAAACCCATGCAGCACAATTGAATTTTTCCTCGCTTATTGAATGTTCTATTTGTCTTAAAACCTCTGGACCAGCCATAAAATCTCTTTCACCATAATCCTTTTCACTTTTAATACAATCTAAATAGTCAATAATAATCAAATCCAATTTATGCCCTAATACTTTCTCGATGTAAAACATTGTTTGTTCAATATCACTCCATTTTGTATTAATAGCATCAAACTTTTTAACAATTAATCTACCACCTGCTTTCTCCCCTTTCTTCAGATATTTTTTGCATTCTAATTCTACAAGTTCTTTGTTTTTATTTTTTCTAGTTTCATTGATTTCCAATCCAGTCCAATGTGCTTGGAATTTAGAAATCAATTGATCTTGAGCACCTTCAAAATAAACGTACAATACTGTCTTACCTTGATTGAATGCTGCACTAGAAGTAACAACAGAGAAAGTGGTCTTACCAACGCCGTAACCAGCCCCTAGAACGCATAAGTCACCTCTTGAAGGCCCACCGCTTAAAGCACTATCGAAAGACACCCCTAGGCCAGTTGAGATAGGAATTCGGTTCATATCATCAACTGTTTTAAATGTTTCGCTATCGAAGATTAACGGTCTTTTTTCTAAGTCATTAATCTCAATAGATTTTCTCACTTTATCAACTGCATCTTCAAAGGATTTGATTTTATTCTCCTTCAATCCTTTTCTAATAGAATCTACTGATGTGAAGAAGTTTTGTTGTTGAACAAAGTTTTTAGCGTTGTTCCTGATATGATCTACGTTTTCAATAACTACGTTTTCAATATCATCTAAGAACTGAAAAAAGATTTCTTTATCTTCTTTACTCTGTGAGGAGTATATTTCCCTAATCGTATCGTAGAAAGGAATACTACGGTATTTTTCGTAATATTCCTTCACGATAGATAAAAGAAACTTTGAAGATGGAAGAAAGAAGTGATTGCTTTTTAGAATAGGTAAAATTGTAAGACCAAAATCAACATCTCTGTAAATTTCCTTTCCTTTAAGGATTCGCCGTCCAATCACCTGATTCCAAAACTTAATCTCAAACCGTTCACCGAAAAATGAAAGGTTTTCATTCATTGTATCCATAATAAATTTCTTTTGTAAAATAAAAAAATAACAATTGAATAATAAAATTAGAGTTGATAACTATTTACACAGAAAGTGTTTTTAACACCAGTGAAAGGAGTGAAAAATCTGTTTGTGTAATAATTCAAAGATAACAAGTCTTTCAACAAACTTCTAATACCTTTAAAATTAGGACCATCTTTCCAAATAGGGAGAATAGATAGTTGAGGAACAGCGTAGAAATCATTAGCATTAATTTCTTGCTGATAGATTACCCTTACTTCTTTTTCATCCGTTAGTTTACCTTGATTTCTCACTGATGCTGAATGGTCAACTAATTTAAAGATGTAACGTGAATTTGGGTTTTGGTTGTTGGACGGCGAAATTCCATTCTCATAATTTTTGTAAAGATAATCCTCTGTAATACCTCTCATATAATCATGGAATAAACCAGTAATCTGTTGAAAGGTGTGAACAATCTCTACTGAATTTTCAACCGCTAAATCAGGATTGCCAAATTCTTTAGGTGTGGCAAAAAAATTCAACATAGACATCTCTTGTGCTGTTGAACCATCATAGTAAATCAAGTGAAAAGTAAATTTTGTAGTAAACTCTTGATTTTCTTTCATAAATCAAATTTTGTTTGTTAAAAAATATGGTTGAATAAAAAAGTTTAAATCTCCATCGAAATCTAAATCTGTTACTATTTGTTTGTATATCTCTGTGCCTTTAATCTTATTTATAAAAGCCTTCTTATCAAAATTCAAGAACTTAATATTTGCTATTTCGTCCTTACAATCTTGTGTCACAAAGGTACTACTTTTTAGATTAATTAGTGACTCTGTGAGCAAAAATTTTTCATCTTTTTCTAAAAATTCTATTAAGGTCCCTAAACGCTTTCCTTTCTTATTTTTCTCCCTTTGTTTATAACAGTATTCAAGTAAACTTGTTCTGTCATATTCTCTTCTAACAAACATAGGGATTTCTTTAACAATCGACTTTTCAGAGAATCCATTAGCACCTACAATATTATCAGATTCATCCCCCATAATAACCTTTCTTAGTAATATATTCTTGGGATTGTAATCAAAATAATATTCAAAATTTTCAGAATTAATCAATAAGTTTTTTGGATACAAGAAGTCACCAGTCTTTATCCTATTCATATAATAAACATATACTGTCTTATCAACTAATTGAAAATAATCGTGATCGTTAGATAATATCAATATATTTTCCTTATCCTTATTTTGCCTAACGTATTCTGCAATGCAATCATCTGTTTCAACAAATTCATGTTGGTATGAAACTACACCCAATAGCTCCATTAATTCTTTTAAAACATTTATTTGATTGTAATAAGGATCAATACCATTAAAAAACCTTTTACGTTTTTCTTTATACTGTGGATATAATTCCCTTCTTAGTTTTCCACTTTCAGGGCCATCCCAAAATAAAACGGTTTTATTAATTTGATACGTGTGATTATTTACATTCTCATTTAATATACCTCTTAGCTTTTTTAAGAACCCCCAAACAGCATGAATATTTTGTTTTTGGAGGGCGTAAGATTTTACGCCCTCGAAAACAATCTTGTATAAGTTAGTTGCGTCTACAACCAAAGTAGCTCTATTCTTCATTCTCGATTATTTCTAAGTTTTCAGAATTATGAACAGCCAACACATTTTTGAAATACTCTACAATGGATTCTTTATTCTCCTTCTTATACTTATCAAAGTCATCACTATTAATAAATCCATGTGGAGTTATCAATAAACTACCTTCACTGTTAATCCCAGTAAAATGATTTTTTAACATCCGTAGTCTTGTTTCTTTAGCTAATACTACCGTCTGCCCATTAATTGTATAAGACTTAGTTTTTAATGCCGCTTCTAATTTACCACCGCAATAAATCTTAACACCCATATCGTAAGCAAAAGCTAAACCGCCTGTTTCCGTTGGATTAATAGAACCACTTCCTTGACTTAACCTCAAGATAGATACAAAAGTAATAGAACGCTTGTATTTTTTATATCTTGAATTAGTAACCATTGGCTCAATGAAACCAGAGAAATAATTCTTATGTACCTTAGCATTGTGCATAGGTAAATCCATATTATCCTCTTCGATTTTATTCATAGCCGCCTCACACTTCAATTTATTAATACTATCAACAAAGAAACATACATCGTAAGGGAAATTCTTCTTTTCATCTAATACATCATTACAGATACTAATAATGTATTTATACATTTCTTCTAGGTTTTCAAAGCCGTCCTTAAAAAGAAAAAAGCCTTGGTCCCAAATCTTTATTAACTCACCTGTTTCTTCATCTACTTCTTCTCTGAAATCACAATCCATACCCATAAATTTAGCGTGGTGGAAAGAAAACTTTCCCTCTGTGGAAATGATGACAGGTAAAATTTTCTTCCGTTGACATTCAATAACACCTTCTAATAACAATGTTGTTTTACCCGTATCTGAATAACCAGAAATAGATATACAATTTGACATAGGAAATCCTTCAAAACCTAATGCCTTTTTTACTGGATCTGAAAAATAAATGTAACTAAAGGGTTTTTGTGGTTTAGGTTGGTTTTTTTCTGATCTTTTATACGTAGATAAAAAATCAAGAACCTCACCTTCTTTGGGTTCGATATTTGAATTTTTTTTAGCCATAACTTAAAATTTAAGAAAAAAATGGGGGCAAAACAATTTTATTGTCTGCCCCCGAAAATAAGTAAAAGTAGTGATTTTAATTAAAATGGAAGTTCGGAATCATCTGATTCATATCCATCATCTTCATATGAAGAATCCTCAATCGCACTTGAAGTAGCAGCGGCGGTTACAATTGGAGAAGTAACCTGTTGACCGAGGTTCAAATCATCTAATTCAGACCCAATTTTGAAATAACGATACTTGACTGTACCATCTTGATTGGTTCCATTTGGAACAAGTTCGTAACCCAATTCTTTGATATGCGCTAAAAACAAATCGTTAACAGCTGAAATCAAATATTGTGTAATGAACTTTTCATAAAAGTTATCCATGCTAACACGAAGAATGTCATTAGAACCTTTATGTTCTTCCAAAATTGAAAGATATTTTTCGTTCCAACTGTCGTGCTTAACATAAGAATTGTCGGTAGGATTACCGAAACGGTCGCGAATCACATTATCCCCTTGCTTAAGGAAGATATTGAAGATTTTTTTACCTTTAATTACGATAGGAGTTTTGTAATTAGATTCTTTACTTCTAGCTGGAATAACACTAATTGAAACCATCTCATTAGAGGATTTATCAATGTTACTCAACTTTGAAATCATCTCTTTACCTTTCAAAGAAAAAGCCGTTTTTACAATATAAGTTGCTCCAACTACTTTTCCGTTTTTAGGATTGTTCGGATCATCTGATTCAAATGGATTGTGATAAGTAGCATTTGGATCAAAAAGAACGATTTGGATCTTCTTAGAAGGCTTGTTGTTAATAGTTTCCTGAATAACTGAAACTGATTTCAAATAGCCGCTAACAGAAGTGTCATTTGGAATATTGTAATATTCCTTCCCACCAGTCATGTTCATAATTCGGCTGTTACGCTTCATCTCATCATCAAGAAGAAGAACGCATCGAAAATGAACAGTGTCATTAACACCTTTTACGTAATCTTTATCTTCTGAAGATAAGGTATTACTGAAAAGGTTTAGTACGAAAGTTTGGTACCCTACAAATGGATTTTGTGAACTGTTTTGTTTTTGCTGATTTCCTAACATAGTAACTTAAAATTTTTGTTTGTGTATAATGTGTTGTAATTATGATGCAAAGATAAGGTATTTCTTTCGAATAATCAAAATGTTTTTTCCACTTTTTTTTAAAAACTTTTTCTGACAGTATTTTCGTTATAGCCTTTCATAACATCAGATTGCTTTAAAACGTATTCTTGATCCTTTTGTTCAACATTTTCAGGAAAATTTTCATTATTATTTAATCCCGCGTTAGCAATAGCGTACTTGTTTTTATCTTCTTGAGAAGGAACCCAATAATCAGTTAATTTAACATTATAAGGGAAGCTACTCAAAGAACGCATTTGTAATTGTTCAATTGGTGTAGGAACTCTTTTCTCCAATTCAGAATTAACCTTAGAAATAGTTTCTGCTGTTTTGGATTCAAGATTATCAATTCTACTACCTAAATCTTTTTTCAAAGAGTCGTTATTGTTAATTAGTGTATCTATCTTAGACAATAAATCCTGAACTGTTTTATTAATTTCATCCTGCTTTAATACTAAACCTGTTACATCAACTTGAACAGTATTATCGTCTGGTTTAACTTCAACAGGAGGCATACCATCGGCGTTAGCATCAGGTGCAAGAGAATCTTGCTTTTCTTCTCCCTCTGCTCCTTCTTTTTCTTCACCTCCGTCACCTTCTGCTCCAGCAGGATTCAACCCTAAGATGTCATCTATTTCATCTTCTTTTAGGAGTTCTTTTGGTCCTCTGCCATAATAATTGTAATTGCTGATATAATCAAATCTATTCATGGTTATAATTAGTCGTTTAATAATTGTCTGCCGTCTTCAACTAAAATTGTCTTTTCTACAACTTCAACTAAGCCGTCATTTTTTTTATATACTTTTTTCTTTTTTGCATTAACATTTTTTTGTTCATCTTCTTTGAAGATGTCAGGATTATTCAAATACTTACTTAAAAAATTTTTCATAATATGATATTTTATTATAAATATGTTAAAATTTTAATTATTTGCAACAATGTTTCTTAATTTATCTAAGAAAGGATAAAATGCAATAGGTACAAAATCATTGGTTGGTTCTTGTTTAACTCTACTTGAAACTAAGTTATAAAATTGATTATTATAAAATATTCCAACATGTGTTACCACTGAAATTTTAAAATTGTCGCTTCTTAATGACCTATTATTATTTGTTAATATATTTTTTCTATTGTTTTTATTTGGGAAATTAGTGGTTGAATTCATTGATTTATAAGCTTCCCCTTTAAAATGAGAATTTAATGTGTAGCCAAACAAAAGGCTACCGTTTGGAACTCCCTTCTTTACAAGATCGTTGTTAGACCAATTATCCAATTTATCGTTAACAGTAAAATAAGCCATTCTACCGTCTTCAGGTAATCCCATAAACCAGTTCCAAGCGTCTCCAATATTTTCTGCGTCACCTACTCTATATACACCTAATTGCTCAAGAGCTGTCCTTGTCCATCTAGCACAAACATTATCCCCTAAACCAAAAGTATTTACATTATTATCAGTGAATAATGTACGTAAAAACAGATTAAGATCATCCGTAGTTACTCTAGTAGAAACACTAAATTTAGCGAAAGTATCTTTAAAATCTACTATAAATAAAGTATTAATATCAATTAAACCTGCATTAGGTCTTCCTGCGCCTGTTTGTTGAATTTCCCGAATCAATAATGAATCTATATTCGCACTATTAGTATTTGCTGTTCCTCTATCTATACCATATGAATAATCACCTTCATTATTAAATGGTACTGTCAATTCACTTGAGCTTATAGTGGTAGATAATTCCAAATTTAAGAAGGTTGTCATTTTATCAATGACTGGGTAGGTAAACTTTGAAATTCGCCTTCCACTAAAAGTAGTTGTCATATTATTAGGCGTAATCTCGTGTTTAACGCTAGTAATCATATGCGCTCCATGGAACAGTGGTACATTATCTAATTGAAAATATTGTGTAGGTAAAATTTGAGTATTACCTAAACATTCAACAGTAGTGGAATAACTTCTAACCGCATAAACATTATATAAATCCATACCAGTATAAAGGCGTTTTGTCGCACCTTTACCACCAGCAAGCTCATTTAATACTAAAATAGATTCAGCTGTCTCACGGTGTTCTTCTTGGCTTACTTCTATCCTTTTAAATATATTTTGATTTTGGTCAGCATAAGCAACCCTAAAAACACTTAAATTATATTTAGCTAAATAATCTTTCAAGTCTTCTCCTGTTAATTGAGATTTACCTACTTTTCTATTTAAAATTGATTTAGGTAAATTAGAATCGATTGTTGCATTAGCATTAAAATCAAAACTGTCATTGAAATAACCTACTCTATTATTCAAATCCAAAACCTTACTATTACCTGCTATATATTGGAATACAAAGCAAGATCCACCAACAGGTTTATCAACCGAGGTATTAACATTCTCATTTAAAGTAGTGAAAGGTTTAAACATCTCCATGACATCCTGCTTATCATAATAATTTACAAAGCTAGGAATATTGTAAACATTAAAATTATTATCCTTTAAAACCCTTGACATTAAGAAATAGATATTACCATCCGTTTCATTAGCATAAATCAACAGAGGTTTTGGATTAAGTACCGCTTTATCCCCAATATCAGACCATGTTCGATCAATGAAATAGCAATGGTCGATAAGTTTCTTTTTAGTGTTGGTTTTTCCATTTACGAAATAATTGGCAAAATTATAAATTTTGCCGTCCACCGTACTATAAGACAACCATTTATCATAGATATTTTTTAAGTGTTCATAAATCTGAATCTTAATGTTTTTATCCGTTATTATAGCATCTATTTCATCTTGCCTTATCTTTTGCTTTTCTGTTAATTTAACATTTGCATATTTTTTAACACTGTTAATAAAATTAGTGAGATATTTGTTTATAACATTAGAATTAGGTTCAACAATAGGTTGCTTAAACAATCCCCTAGGAGAAATTATAGCGACTTCTTTGAAAGCTCTGATTCTATTTAAAATGTTATCAAAAGCGATTTCGTATTCACCTACACTATTATCAGTTCGTGGGTTATATGTTACATAATTATAAACATAATTACTAAAGCCATTTTTATATTCTTCTGTAAATTTTTCAAAAGCTGATATAAAAAATTGCGCGCCTCTTTCCGATAATAAATTATCAAATTCGCTTTTAGGCACCCAAGCTCTATTATATCTAGCATCATAATCCCCTACATTATTATATTCTGGGTCAGATATAACATCGCTGACTAAAAAATTATAACTATTCTCATGAATTAATTGACTGTGTTTTAATATTCCACCTATGTAAGCAATATGTAATTCAGTCATGTTTAGGATACAACTAAATTTATTAGCGTACTCTCTAAAATAAAAATAATCTTTATAACCGATTGTTTCTAAAAATAGAAATGCCTTTGCTCTATCATTGTTTTTATGATAATAAAATAAATCGAATATTTTTACGTATTGTTTATATTGTGTTAAACTTCTACCTATTTTTAACCTTGCGTTATTAGCTTTGTCACCTGAAATATTAGCAGTTGCGGTATCAGTTCCAGCTGATCCCCTAGGCGTTCCATCTATAACGTTTAAATTAAACATCGCAGTTATAGCATTACGGCTATTATTTGAAACTGATTTTAAATAGTTATTAAGTTCATCGTTATTGAAAGAAACAGTCAAATCAGCTTCTATGCTATTAGTATTTTGATTAAAATAAAAATAATCTGGATTTATTAAATTTCTAAATATGAAATTTTGAACAGTTTTATTATCAGAAAAATAGGTGTTTATAGATTTAGATAAAGATTTGCCAGAATAATCTGCTCTATCCCCAGCTAAATAACTTAAGTTATCATTGTCAATAAAAGATATATAAGGTTGATTTAAAGGATCATCATTATATAAATAAGGTGTTATAACAACATCATCATTTGAAAAATCGTAATTTAACCCTGCACTTACAAATGTTACAGGGTCTAGATTATTTATAAAATTTAAAATCTTCTGATTTTCTATTTGATCTACAAAATAAGCGGCTTCTACTTCTGAATAACTTATAATATAGCTTTCACCATTAAAAGGATTATAAATACTATATGAATAAAGTATTCTTAAGCGATTTAATAATTCTTTAAATAAATCGCTTAAATTTGAATCCCCGTAATTAAAGTTCTCACCTGAAGTAAAACCATTATTCCTATAATCTAAAATATTTATAGGAATCCATTTATATATATTTGTAGGACTAAATGAATATGGATTCTCTGGTATATCAAATAATTCATTTGAGGTAAGCCCTTTAATTATATTATTCACTATTTGTAATTCTGGAAAATTGGGATTATTATTTCCAACTATATCCCCTAACCATATTCTTTCTCCATTAGTATCAAACACCGCAGGAAAAGGATAAATTTTATTATCAGATAAAGGAATATCAGTGGATCCCTTTTGAGAATTACCTTGTATTGAATAATAATCTCTCAATCCTTGAACCCTAATATCACCGATACTTTCAGCCTTTACACAAGTTTCGTATAATATATTTAAAAATATATCAACATTACCGAATATTATTTCAAATACATTATAAACAGTTGGGTTAAAGCCAATATCTGTTATAAAAGCGTTGTTTAATTGATCTATTACCCCTTCCTCTAATGTTTTTTTTTCTTCTTTTAATAATTTTAATTTATTATTAATTTCTTCTCTATAGTCATAAAAATCTAATACCTCAAATACTGCTTTACCTTCATTGTATTTAAAAGAACTGAATTTACTTTTTATGATGTTTATATTATTTTGATAATACGATAAATAACTTTTATTTTCTCTACTCTTAATTACATCATCTATGTCTTTCAGTAATTCATCATTTATATCCGTTATACTTAATCTTAATGAAAGGTTGTTAAATACATTAATAGTATCGTCAAGGGAAAACTTACTTAAATCTGGATATTTTTTTAAGTTTAAATTTACTACATTATTATAATTTTTACGATATTCATCTGTTAAATCTAGTACTTCAAATATAACAGAATCTAAATCAACATGGTATAAACATATATCTCTAAAAAAAATAATCCCTTCACCCGTACTTAATTTATCGTAATTTATATTTAAACCAAATGGTGATGATATTAATTTGGACGGCGAATTTAACAATTCTGAATATTCTTCTAGTATCGAAATTAATGTATTAATAATTTTTATTGAATTATAATCAACATCTTTTTGCTTGAATTTTTCAGTATAATTAGCAATTTCAGTGTATTTTATTAATAGTTCTGTTATTGAAGATAACCCAATTGATCCATCTTTTTTAACGTAATTTTTTAAATAATCTTTGCCTGCACTGGTAACATTCAAAGCCATTACATATTTTGTAATAATATCAGACAAAAATGAAAATTGATAACCTAAGAACTTACAATTAATAATAAAATCGCTTTTGTCTTCATCAAAAGAGGCTTTAAAATCAATCATGTTTAAATAGTAAGTAGTAGGCCGTCCATAATAACCTTTAACTGTTAATTCATAAATTGGATAAGGTAGTCTAAAAAATGAATTATATTTTGATATGTTTTCATATCCTTCGCCATCAAAATATTCATAATTATTAAAAACAGCTGAACCCTTAACATCTACAAAATCAATCTCTACTTTCGGAGGTGTCATCATCGCAGCTTCAATAGATATTCTAGTAATGCCTAAACCTTCATGGTTAGTTTCATTCAAACCTATGTTGGTATAATTGGTAGTTAAATATCCTGTTTTACCATCAGCCTCATTTTGACTGGAAGTAGCAATAAAAGAAATAGAATCAGCTTCCCTACTCTTAGAAGAGTAAACATTATCAGAGGTAATAACACTTCTATTTTGAGGGAAAGATCTTAATCTAACGAAGATAAACAAGTCTTCAGGGTTAACTGAAACATTATCTGTCGGATTAGGGTCAACCACATAAGTAAAGAATGGTGTTTTGCCATCAGGCCCTAATCCACTGTTTATAGCATCTACATTATAATTATAATTACTTAAATTGGCCATTAATTTTATTTTATTTAATTTGTAAAATTATGATTAACAGTTAGTTACAAGCAAAAAAATATGCTTTTGGGTTTTCGACACTGTTATATAATAATTTACTAAAAGCATATTTGTCTTAGTTGTATATCTATTAGAAATAACAATAAAAACAAAATGGAAATTTTAATGCTTTTTTTAAAATAAATATTATTTCTTACTATTTGTATCTTATTGATTAATAGTTAACTACAAGCAAAAAAATATGCTTTTGGGTTTTCGACACTGTTATATAATAATTTAATAAAAGCATATTAGTTTTCTATATATTATTAATAATATAGCTTCAATTTTTCCACTTCGTTTATCCATCTTTGAAGCGCATCTTGATATGGAAAAGGGATAATTAAAATTGCGCCATCTGGTATTTCATCTTCATTTTTACAAATAGTGGAGTTAGCCATTAAAATTAGCCTTCCTCCAAAGGGATTCGAGTAGAACTGTTCAGAAACAGTATCCATTCTATCACTTAATTTATTCCACACATAAGTTAAATCACCGTTTTTAGTTGGTAATTTAACAAAAGGAATATCAGACATCTTCTCACCTACTTTGAAAGGTGTATAAAAATTATAATACATATTTTTAACCTATTTGACCGTTATTTGTAATTAATGGTGAAACTATTGTTTTTTGTACTATTTCATTATAGTCTCTTGATCTTTCAATATCAGTTATTTTTCCTTTATCTATTTCTGCATCATTTTTTATAGGCATTTGATCTTTAACAATATATCTTGATGTACTTTCGCCATTTTTAGATTTAGTTACAACTTTTTCTATTGTTGAAGATCTAGGGTCAAACATATTCATAGAGGAATAGAAATTGAACGATAAAGCATTTTGTAATCTATTGATTGGGCCTGCTAATGATTGACCGCCTAAGAAAGTAATTTGCAAAGTAATTTTAGCTATCATAGGCGCAACAAAACCTTCAGGGTTTAAATCCCATTTAATTCCACCTTCTCCTTCAAAATCAATTGACATGCTATTAATTAGTATTTTACTGTAATAAAAATCACCAATTTTTAATATGCAGATGGGTGGACGGCCAAATGCTAAATTTGTAATATTATCCACCCCGTCAATACCTATATTCCTTGATTGCCTAGTACATTGATGTAAGAAATTCAATCTACTATTAAAGCCTTCAGGTGTCATTGAATGGAAAGCTGGATGAAAATATTTAATCTTCTCTGAAATAGTTTTCAAATGTTGTGGTTCGTATGTCTCCAAATATTCAAATACATCACATTCTCTAATATCTGCTAACATGTCTAATAATTCCGAATTCTGATCTTCAATTATTTTTGGATTAGAATTAACTAAATTAGCATTTTGGTTTAAATTGTCGTCAGCTATCACATCGTCGACACTTTTATCATCCTCTGGATCATCCACTGGAGTATCTATTTGAACACTTGCAAATATATACACAGACCTTGCCATTACAGCTAATTTATTATCCCTTGCTACATCATCTCCTGTATTAGGGGACATTGTATCTGATACACTTACTGGATCATTAAAATAAACAGAATTAGCTAAGTCACCTATATCGTTATTTGCTTTATATTCGTTGAATTTTTTTATCAACCATAGTCTAGCATTAGCTGCTCTATCAAGAGCTAATTTATCATTAGTTGTATCAATAGGTTTAGCTTTACTTGATGAGCCAATAACATCAAAATAAATAGAAGTTAATTTTTTTTCGTTAGCTAAATCAATTATTTCTTTAAATTTTTTGTTTATATATGAGTCGTCAAAAAAATCATCGTTTAAGTTGTAATTTGTCCTATTTGCATAAGGTACACTTGTTGTTTTATCTCTCTTAACTCCTTTATAATAAGTATAATCTAAACCAGCTGGTTGATATTTTGATTGATACCCAACATTATTTTTTATATCACCTGTTCTTGTTGGAACTGTTGATATATTATTAGGGAAATATACTCTTACCACATCTACAACTTCAGTTGTATCATTGCTATTGTCTACATTTTTTTGTTTTTTTTGTTTGTTATCTTTAATAGGTTCGGTTGTTACTTTTACTGCTGGTTTATTACTTTTCTTTTTATTTTCATCGATTAAATCTATATTACTTCTTTTTCTTTTTGGTAAAGAAAGCGCTTCATCTATTGCAGATATATCTCCCTTAAAATATCGTTCCCACAATTCATTTCTTTCACCTCTTAACTTGTTTACTATGGCTGGATAGTCTACAATCATGGTAAAACTTAATGAACCAGTTCTATCTGTATTATTATAAGAATAAACGTTTTCACCTCTACCAATAAAGCTATGTGTTTCCCAATTAACTGAAACTGATTCACTAAAAGTTAAATCATAAGGTGGAAACCACATTACTCTTCCTTTATGACCAGATAATAAATCCCCTCGCCCCTTTTCACAGTCTTCTAATCCACTTGTAAAACCTTCCCAAGCAAGATTCTCAATAGAGAACATATAATTTCTTATATTTTCGTTTATTCTAGAACTATAAGTAGGAGCAAAATTCAATAAACCATTATTTTGTAAAACACTATAATATCCAAGATCTCTTTCTAAACCCCTGCTAGATATAGCTCTATTTAATTTAGTGTATTTTCTTTCCTTAGTAAAAACTCTAAAAAAATCACCCTTTGAAACTTTATAAGGTTGATTCCCTGGACCTTCATTTATAGCTCTTTTCCAGTCTGCTTTTGCTGTAACAGCATCACCTTTGGAAATCGTAACTTGCTTCCCATTCTGTATAATATCAAAGCTTGTTTGAACAGAAGATATAAATGGACCAAGCTTATTATCCTTAGTTGAATTTACTATTTCTTTTGTTTTGAATAATAAAGATTTTCTATCAAATTTATTTTCAGTCGTTGCATCCCATATAGCTTCAATGTTGTTTTGATTAGTTTTTGAATTTTTTCTTTCATCTTCAAGATAGAAAAAATCTTCTGGTGAGCTAATTAATTTAGGATTAGCTTCATTTTTTATGGTTGAATTAACTCCATATATAGAATTATAAGATTTTTCCGTATACTTGAATCTTTTTATTTGTGTACCTAATTTGTCTGTAACAAATTCAAAATCATCAATAACAACTGTTTCAGCGTTAAAGTCACTTAAATTAGTGAAGGGCTCTGGTGCATTAGAACCAATATAAACGTATTGGTTATCTTTTACAACATATTCACCTTTATCGTTCTGTAATGTAGGTGTATACCCGTTCTCATTTTCAAGTGTTTTTAAATGAGTATATAAAGCTTCTTTTTGCCCTGCACCTGTGTATTCTAATAATATTTTAGTTTGCTCCGCTTTTGAGAATTCAGATTTTCTATTAATATTAAAAGCATCATCAGGTAAAAAACTAAATGGAACATAAGATCCAGTTAATTTTTCTAAAAATAAACCTACTTTTCCAATAGCACTTTTAGGAACTGTAATATCATATGGTAATCTCAATGGATTACCATCCTGTAACAATCTGAATGGGTTAGTCTGTAAATATTCACTAGCTATCTGACCAACATTATTGCTCAAATTTCTTCTAAAATGGTCGCTTAACGCATCGGAAGCAATAAGACCTAACTTAGTATCGGTAGTCTTCAAACCGTTGAAAATAGACAGTGTATCGAATACTGTAGAAGTAGATTGAATTCTCCTAATATACTCTAAATAATTAGTTTCTTGCTCTTCAAATGGTGGGCAAGGCTCTAAACCAATAAATTGATATTCTGGGTTAGCATATAAATTACAAGGAATAATATCTCTATAAAAACCTTCAGAAACATCTGATATTGAAGGCATATCTATAACAGATATGTCTCCAAAATCAACGCTCCTAACTTCAAATATTTCAGGTCTAGTTAAGTTTAAATCGTATAAATCATCTAAATAATTAGCACCTATTTCCAACGGATCAGGAGAATAGTTTAAGGGATTCCCATTAAAAGGAATACGTGCTTCTTCAAAGAAACCATCAAGACCATATTGTGTGTCAATATTCTTTTTTGCTTCCGAAGTAGGATATAATATTTTGCTTTTATCGTCTTCCCTCTTATTTGTAGCTATTAAATCTAACAGAGTTTTACACATATTCTCTTATAATTCTTATTGTAATAAATAGAAGAATATAAAATTTATCTACCTTATTTAGATGGTCCTGTGTTTCTACCACCATTTGAATTAGTACCTCTAAGTAAATCTTCCATATCTTTTTTAAATTTATTATCTTTATTTAGATCTACTTTAGTAGAAGAGTTACCATTTATTTTAACGTCTATTACAAATGGATCACCAGAAGATGATACCTGAATGTTACCGTTAGTTGTACTAGTTGTTGTATAATTTCCACCTGTTTGTTGTTGGACGGCGTTTGCTGATTTTACATTTTTATCTTGGGGATTAAATGATGGTGCATTTTTTTTAGCTGCTTCTTCTTCCGCTTTTTCTTTCATTACTGTTTGCCATCCACTATGTGATCCACCAAAACCACCGTAATTAACGTATTGACTTTTACCTGATGCCATCTCACTAAATCCTTTTTTCCAATTATCCCATGAAAAAATATCACCTAAAGCATTCCACATTTTATCGAGGTCACGTTCACCTCTAACAAATTCACCTGCATTTTGAGCAACATTTTGTTTTTCTTTATTTGCATTATCAATTTTTTTATATAATTCACTATTAGGATCTTTCAACATTTGATTAAAATAGTTTAAACCGTCCATAGCATTTTTAGTTTCAGCGGCTAAACTTTGTAAATTATTAGAAGATTCAATTACCTTATCTGCAAAATGTTGTATTTTTTCTACCGCAGTTTGATTAGCTGTGGCTAAGGTGTCAAAAGTACTTTGACCTTCCTCTAGTGTTACAGCACTTAATTTTAAAATTTCTTGTTCAGTTAAATCTCTAACAGCTTTCTTTTGACCGTCTACTTTAACAGTGGCAACACCTTGTTCAAAACTAGCCATTCCAGCTATTTTTGTTGCATATTCTCGTAAATTAGGTGATAAAGTCTTTTCTATTATATCTTCTTTTTTTGATAATTTAGCTTGTTTAGCTAATTCTTCCACTGATTGACCTGTTATTGTAGAGAAAGCTCTTAATTGACGCATTTCAAGTGGCGAAAGATCAATCATACCAGTCTGCTTATTTAAAGCGCCCATCCCTTTTGTAACTTCCGATAATTTTTCAGTAAATGCTTCTAGATCATTGTTAGCATCATATAATAAACTAAATGGATCTCCTAACTTAGCAAATTCTCCACCTAACATTTGTAAACTTGCCGCAGCTTCTATTGCTCCTTCTGGATTATAAACCTGATCAGCAAAATTAGATATAGACTGCATTTCCATACCCAAGGCATTTGCTTTTTTAACCATTTCGCTTAATCCAGCAACACTGTTTTTAAAATTAAACTTATCTATTAATTTTATATTACTTTCAATGTCGTCAAATACTTTTTTAGTATTTAACCCTAATTTATCAACCTCTTTATTAGTATTATCTAAAAAGTCAAAAGTATTTTCAATTGATGCACCATATAATTTAGTTATACCAAAAAGTTCATTATAGTTTTTACCTAAAGTATTAGAAATTTTTGTCATATCTGTTAATTCATCACCAGATAACATAATATTTCTGCCATAATTTTCAGTAAAAGTTCTATATGTTTCAGTTAATTCTTTTTGACCAAAACCTAAATCTTTTGTTTTACCACCAGCTATTAATATATTTTCTTTAATTTGTTCTGAAAAACCTCCAGCTATACCTAATTGTTTATTAGCACTATTTATAGCCCTTAATGTTTCATCCCAATATTTCATAGTCCCAAAAGGAACATTGAATTCACTTCCTAATTTAATGTTAAAAGTCTGAAGTAATTCACTACTTTCAAGATATTCAGTAACACGCTTACCGATTTTTAACTTCCAATAATCAAAGCCGTATATGTAAGTATTAGCAAGACCTTCAATAATAGGTACAACTTGCTCCATGAGTGTAGACGCTGCATCCATAGTTTTACCTACTTTGGATACAGTTCCAGAAAATTTACCCATGTTCTTACCAAAAGAAGCTAAAGATCTAAATACCGCTGCCCATGCCATATGTTATTATGTTTTTATAATAAATAACGGCCAAAAAAATTATTCATTTTTCTGGCCGTTTTCAATTTTTATATATTCTATTAACTTTTCCAAATGAAATTTTCTTTCCAATATAGGCATGTTTCTAACATCTTCTCTTGTGAAATTACCATATTTTACAAGTAAAAGTAGTTCTTCTAAGAAAACTTTAACATAATCCAGTGAAACATCGAAAATTCTACTACATATCTTTAGATACTCGGAAAAAAAAACTCACTTGTCAGTTCTAAACTTTGTTTTTTCAATTTTCCTGTTACAGGGCTTACTACTTCAATTTCTAAATCAAATGATGGTGTTACATCACTCATATATTTAATTAAGTTATTAGCGTCAATAATATTCATTTGTTTTACAAATGTAGAAATCATCATCTTATCTTTTTCGCCGTCCACCGAAGTAATCAAACGCTCCAGTCTAATAATTTTATTTAAAGCTACGTTTGAAGGCATTTTCATAGCAGCCATTCTAATTTCTATTTCATCTTCTCCCGTCATTAATCTAAAAGTCACTCTTCTTTTAGACTTAGGTAGTAAAAAATCAAATTCGTTATTTTCATTTGGTTTAACGTTGATTTCTTTTAATTTTAATGTAGTTAAGTCAAAATCAGTATATTGGCCGTCTACTTCAATTCTATAAATATTATCCATAGAAACCCTTAAAAAAATCAAAAGAGCTAGTCTATCGCCTAGTAACATTTTCCTAGGTGAAATAAATGGCGTGTGCTCATCCACCATTGTAACCTTCCTTTCTAATAATTTATCAATCATTTCACCAGAATTGATTAAATTAGGTGAAGTCATGATTTCTTCATCTGCCAATGTTAAATGGTAAACTTTAACTTTTTCACACTTATTATGATAAAATTTACCTTCCGATGGTAAAGAAACTATGTCGTATTTAGATTCTGAATACATATTTGTTATTTTTCTTTTAAATATAAGAAAATCAAAATAATTCTAAAAAAATGCCATAAACCGAATAATTCAGTTTATGGCATTTTAAAATAATATATGAAAAAATATTAGTATAATAATACACAATATTGGGGTTGTATGGTAAACGACAACTCTAAAACATCATCTGAATCGTAAGATAAACTTCCACCGAAGTCTACATCACCAGTTAAAATACAGTTTACACATAACCATTCGGAAATTCTAACTCCAGTAGGATCTAACAATTCTAAGTTAATACTTTTAGATGAACCTACATTATAACCCATACGTCCAGTTACAGATTCCGCATGTAAACGAACCCATTCAATTAAACCTTGAGATGTGGACGGCGCAATGAAATCCCTAACAGTAATACCCATATTAGACCAAGTATATGAACCACTCACATAAGTAGAAGTGTTAATAAATTTCATTTCATTTGTAGTA